CGTTCTCGGCGTCCGGGATGGACAGGAACAGCATCGTGATCAGGCGCTGGATGAACTCGTCCGGCGGAAGCGAGAAGTCCAGGGCGTTCATGATCCCGGCGCCCATGCCGCCATGGGTGAGGATCTTGAGGAGCTTGAACAACTGGCGGGTCTGCAGGCGCAGCAGGTCAACGGCACTTCCGTTGGACAGCTTGACCACGACCGGATCTGGGTCCAGCCGGTCGATCTCTGACTCAGGCAACGCGGGCCTCCCTGGGCCTCTGAGGGTCGCTTGACGGCCAGGGAATCGGTTACTGCACGAAGAGCCCGATGCCCTGCAGTGCGCCGATCACGTCGTCAACAGTGTGCGAGGCACCGGTTGAGAGCTGCGGCTGCACCAGGTACGGGCTTCCCGGGTAGTTCCAGGTCCCGGTGGTCAGGGTGGCGTTGTTCTGGTTCCCGCTTGAGTCGTTCAGGGTGGTCCCGGTGCCCTCGTTGCACTTCCACCGCCCGGCCAGCGTAGCCGTGGAGAACGTGGAGAGGTTCCCGGGGTCCGCGTAGTGAGCGGAGATGTCCGCCGAGGTGAGCAGCCCGTTCCACACGCGCACATCGGCTATCTGGCCCTTGGTGTAACGGCTGAATCCCTGCCGGTTGCCGATGTAGAGCAGGTTCGTAGAGGTGTCAACAGTGGTGGCCGCCGTGGCGATGGAGGAGGACTGGCTGCCGTTGGCATAAATGGCCACGTGCCCGGCACCATCATAGGTCCCGCAGATGTAGTTCAGCCTCCCGGCCTTGAGCACCGGGGTCTGCCCGCTGGAATAGGCGACACTGCTGCTGCGCACGGTGAACAGGCACTTCAGCGCGCCTGTGCTGTCGCCCTCGAACCAGTACTGGTTGTTCTTGCTCACCGGGGTCCAGAATCCGACCTGAGCGGACGCCAGGTTCACCCAAAACTCCACGGTGAGCGCCCCGGTGATGTCCAGGGCGGCGATATCAGGAGCGGTGGCCTGAATGGAAGTCCCCTCGAAATAGGCCACCGCGAGCTGGGCGCTGGGGGTATCCGCTGGCCGGGCCTTGCTGATCCAGGTGGCCACCTTGCAGCCGCCTACCAGGTTCACCTTGGCCCGATCGCAGTCAGTGGTCAGCCTGGTGACGGTGGTGTTCGTCTGGACGTTCACGAGGCTGGTGGCGGCGGGGTTGGCACATTCGGCTGAGCGCACGTACAGATCCCGCACCACGCCCGTGCCGTGCTGGATCACATTGACAGCCGGGTAGGTGGAGGCGGGGTTGATGTTGGCCGCGCCGTCGATGATGATGGTGCCCCATGTGCCGCCCTGGGTAAAGGAGCTGCCTGGGTCGTCGCTGATGTTCACCGGGTAGTCATTCAGGATGGCCGAGCGAATGTTCCGGCCGGTGATCCGGTCCACCAGGTACCCGTTCCCGGTGGTGGAAGAGCCTGCCTGGATCTTCAGCGCCACCGGGGACGTGGCGGGCGGCACCGGAACCTCCGCGTCTTCCACCAGGACGCCAGTGACGTTGCCCATGCAGTCCGCGACCGCGCCTACATCACCGCAGTTCATGGCCACCAGGTCATCGCCAGGAGCCGGGCAGGAGACCCGCATGATTACCACGTCGTTCGCCGGGCCGGTGATATGCACGATGTCCCGGCTGGTGGCCGAGGGGGCCACGTCCTGGATGTGAACCCTGGTGGCGTCCGCGACGGACACGAAGTACATCCCGTCCACGGAGCTGCCGCCGAGGGGGCCGAGCCGCAGGCCGTCCACATGGCGCATCCGGAAATTGTGGTAGGCGTAGGTGTTCCCGCTGTTCCCGGAGGCGCGCACCCAGGTCCCGCCGGTCACCCGCACATCAGCATCGCGCCCGGTGCCGATGACCGCGAACAGCCCGGTCCCGTTCTGGGTGGCGGTGGCGGCGAGGGTGACCGTGGTGCTGTTGACAAAGGTGATCGTGGTGTCCAGCCAGGTGCCGTCCGTGTAGTAGATACGGATGCTGCTGCCAGTATCACCACTCGTGAAGACCGCCGTGGCACTGGTGAAGGTGGTGGTGCTGTTGGTGACCCCGTCGAGAATGCGCCGGTTCGCCTGCACCGCCCAGGTCTGCACCACGTTGCTGTTAGACCCGGCCAGCAGCGTGACCGTGCATCCGGTCATGTCCAGAGTGGTGTGCGAGCCGATCCGCAGCGGGGCAGACAGCTTGTAGGACTGGCCAGGCAGGCCGGTCACAATACCGCCGCCTGCGGTGCGCGCGGCAGTCAGCAGGCCCTGGATGTAGGAGGTGTCATCACTGCCGTTCGCCGGGCCGATGAGCGCGGCGGTCAGGACCCGGTTGAGCAGCATTTTCTTGGTCGTGCCGGATGGGTCCATAGAAGTATCGTGGATATCCACGGCCAGTAGGACATCATCAGGCTGTGGTGCGGTTATTGCCGCGTAGTCGGTGATCCTAGCCATTGCTGACCTCTCCCCCGCCTTGGTCCAGCACGAGGCTGCCTGCCTGATCCCAGATGATGTTAGGTCCCGGCGAACGGCTCGGCCACGAAGGCACCGGTCTTGGTCCCCGGCTCCGCGATCAGGCGCCCGATGCTGCGCGGGTAGGTAGACGGCAGCGAAGTCCCGATCTCGTCAATCGTGCTCATAAGCGCGCGGCCGTTGACCGAGAACGTCAGCCCGTTCTTGTAGCTCGGGCCAGTGAAGTTGAATGGCATGAACTGCACCCGGTACAGCACGAAGTCCAGGGTGTAGAGCGACCCGGAGCTGTCCTTGGCGGGGCAGCGCACCGCCATCGGCCGGGTCACGGTGTTCATGCTGGCCAGCGTCCACAATGGGACGCTGTAGTAGTCGTTCGGCGCGGCACCCGAGGAGCTGACCACGGTCCCGGTGATAGTGGCGATGGTATCGAACGGGATGAAGCCTTCCTCCACCGTGACATTGGCGAAGTTGATCCAGAACCACTCGCTCAAGACGATGTCGTCGCCTGTGTTCTCGAAGTTCCCGGAATCTGTGGCGATGGTCCCGTTGCGGCAGCCATACAGGGTTGCCAGCTCAGCACCCGTGCTCCCGTTGAGGATCGCGGCATGGCTGAGGGAGAAACCCTCGAAGATCCTGGTGCTGGCCACTGTCGTTTAACTCCCCACTAGGTTCCGGCGAACGGTTCCTTGACGAAGGCTCCAGTCAGTGTGCCTGGTGCCGCGATGAGCCGCCCGATGCTGCGCGGATAGCTGATTGGCAGCGTCGTGCCCACCTCATCATTGGTGGACATGAGTGCCCTTCCGTTGACGCTGAAGGTCAGCCCGTTCTTGTAGCTCGGCCCGGTGAAGTTGAACGGCATGAACTGGACCTTGTAGAGCACGAAGTCCAGGGTGTAGAGGCTGCCAGCGCTGTCCTTGGCGGGGCACCGGACGGCCATCGGCCTGGTGATCGTGTTCATGGACGCGAGGGTCCAGAGCGGGACGCTGTAGTAGTCGTTGGGGGCCGCGCCGGAACTGGAGACCGTGGTGCCGGTGATGAGCGCCACGGTGTCGAAGGGGATGAAGCCCTCTTCCACGGTCACGTTGGCGAAGTTGATCCAGAACCACTCGCTGAGAACAATATCATCACCGGTGTTCTCGAAGTTGCCCGAGTCCGTGGCGATGGTGCCGTTGCGGCAGCCGTAGAGCGTGGCGTTCTCCGCGCCCGTGACGCCGTCCAAGATCGCGGCGTGACTAAGGGAGAAGCCCTCGAAGATCCGGGTGCTGGCCAAGCTGGCTCACAACTCCTCCGCTAAGGGCCGCCCATGCAGCAGCGATGTCCTCTGGCGGAATAATCGGCTGCTCAGGACCAGCGCCGGGAGTGCGGGGGAGCCAGCTCCTGGCCGCAGTGCGGGCACTTGGGGTGCATCAGGTGCCCTATGCGGAACAGCCTGCGCTGCAGGTAGATCCGCCAGGTGAGGACCGGGCCGATCATGGCTATGACAGCGGCGTCCAGCCAGGTGGGGCCGTTACCGGCGAAACGGAAGAACAGGCTCAGCGCGGTAACGAGCATGAGGACGACGATGAACCCCGCCGTGATCAGGTAGGTGCGCATGAGCCAGCTTCGCCAGGCCATCCCGCTCGATAGCCACAGGTAGTCCAGAATCCACAACAACGCGGCCAGTCCCGCCCATATCGTTCCGATCTTGAGCACCAGGACCAGCCAGTCCTGTCCGGTCACATGCCCCCCTTGGGCGAATGACGAGAGCGCATCACCTCGTAGAACTGTTCCGGTGAGAGCCCGAGCGTGGAGGCAACCAGCTCAGCGAGATGGTTGCGGCTGTAGACGATGCTCTGCAGCTCGGCTTCCGCCGCACGGGCCCTGGCAAGCCTACCTTCCGCACGGTGGCGATCAGCCCGCGCCTCGGCAATCTCAGCCCTCCGCTCAGCCCGGTTCGGCCAGGGGTAAACCCTGTCCAGGAACCGTGACACCGGGCCTGGGCGGGGCAGCGCGTGCGCCATCTTACGTCGCCTTCTCACCGGCAGCTCCACTCGCCCCCTGCTCTGACGGTACAGCGCCTGACAGTGGCGGTGATAGTGCCAGGCGGGCCTGGATTGCCTGGGCGGCGGCTGCCGCGTTGAGCCCTGTTTGCAGGGCGCCGATGGTGTCCCTGGATGCGTAGAGCGCGGTAGTCGCGGTATCGGCCCGGTCGCGCTCGGCCTCCTTCTCCGCCTTCAGCTCCGCGATGAGCCGGTCCTTGTCCGCTATCACCTCCTGGGCGGATTTCCAGGGAACGATTACCCGCAGGACGAACAGGATACAGAACACGCCCGCCACACCAGCACCGGTAATGAGAGAGCTGATAAACGTGCTGTCCACTGATGCTCCCCATTCAGCACTCCTGGCGCGGCCAGGGCGCAGGGGGGCATTGCCCTGGCTGAGGCCTGGCCGGGTTTGCGCAGCCGGGCTGCTGTCCTCAGTAAGCGCCAATCGGCCTTTAACGCGGGCGCACCATGCCTTTCCCGCCGCACCGCGAGCAGGGGACGGTGATGACCGATCCTTTCCGGATTACGGTCGTCGTTGTCTTCCCCCGGCAGCGCGGGCACAGGACCGGGCGCTTCGGCTGTTTATCAGGATCTGGCTTCTGACGAAAGATGATCCTCATGCCGGTACCAGCTCCACCAGCGGGAACGGGAGGGCCTCCGCCAGTTCCTCCACCGACCCGGGCCGGGCTACCAGGAATCCCCGGCAGGTGACCGCGAAGTGCTCAGCGGGAGCACCAGGCAGGGCTGCCATCTCGATGGGACCGGCGGGCTCGGTGAGCACGATGTGCTCCACCCGCCAGATCCCGTGCTGCCACCGGGCGGTCATGGCTTAGCCGCCAGTGCCCTGCGCACCCGGAAGTACCGCAGGAGCGCGAGCAGAAGAATCTCATCCAGTTGCCCGGGGATGAGCTGGAGAACGATGATCAGAGCTGCCTTGGCGTACCAGGGGCCGGGCAGGTCGTTCCACGCCTGCCGGGCGTAGTGCCGCACAAGGAAGACCGGCCATGCGTGCCAGGCCTTGTGAACCATCTCCCCCACCTCCATACCTTCAATAATACGGGGGTGGTTGACCTGCGTCAAGTAGTGAGACTACTCCACGCTGGGCATGTCCGCCAGGAGCTGGGCCAGGTCCAGGCCCTGGATGGTGGTCCCGTTGGCCTCGATCCAGTCTTCGGAGATGCCGATGTAGGCTTCCCGGATCTGGTGGCGGCAGAAGCCCCTCGTGGAGCGCTGCAGGACTCCCCAGGTGACGACCTCTTCCACCCCGATGTACCCGGACCCGCGCTTCTGCAGGGCGATGGAATGGCCGCCCACGATGGGGGAGCCAGCAACGTACGACCAGGGGACGCCCTGGGCGAACTGGTCCTCCGCGCTCTGGGGGCAGTCGATGTCCACCGTCACCGACCCGAAGGTGTTCAGCGCGGCGGCCATGAGGGGCAGGTTGGACGGGTCGCCGAAGGCGGCCCACGCCACGTACTTATGGACCTTGCCAGAGGTATCAGTGAGCCCGGTCTTCACCAGGAACTGGCTGACATCGGGCTCGGCGCACCCGTTGTCGGTGTTCTCGTCCCCGAGCACGTACCCGCCGCAGGCGGAGTAGGCGCGGATGATCTCCATATTGTCGAACACGGGCTCGGGGTGCCCGGCGTAGGCGCTCATCGCGGTGAAGCTGTGGGCCGCACGCGCAATCGTGCAGTCCCCGACGCCGTCAGGGATCTGGGGCGGGTTGGACGGGTCCGGCCCGTTGCAGTACATCCGCCAATCGCTGACCAGGCTGGCCCGGTCGATGGTCTGCGAGGGCAGGACCGGCGGTATCGCCTCCTGGCTGATCGCTGTCTTCAGCGCCAGCGGGCCCTGGTAGGGGAGCAGGTAGTGCTCCAGCACGGGAACGTAACGCTCCGGGTCGCGCCACAGCACGCCCTTCTTGCCTGGGACTCTGTCCGGGTTGGCCATGACCGCGCAATCGGCCTCAGCGCTGATTCCCGGACAGCCACACGTATCCCCAGGTCAAGGCGATTATCAGGGCCGCTCCTATGACAATGCCGACGCTGAACCATCCCCACCAGTGCATTAATCCCCCACTCCGATCAGGCTGTGCAGCCAGTGACGCAGCCTGCGGCGGCGCTTCAGCTCACCCGGGCAATACACCCGGGCCATGGCGAGGGCCAGCTTCTCCCCGGAGTATCCCGGGTTCAACTGGGCCAGTGCCTCCAGCAGGGTGAGCACCTCGATGGCTGCGGGGGACAGGCTGTTCACCCGGCAGGCTGCCTCGGCTTCCGCTCCCCGGTCCCACCAGTGGCGGGCGATGGTGCCCTCCGGGGGAGCCTCGGTGAACTGCAGCCCGGTGCTCATGTCAGTGAGCCTGCCCGTACGTGCCAGCGATCACTCCCCGGTAGTGGCAGGGATTACCGCTGCTGCTGGCCAGTTGCTCGTTCTGGAAAGCGCTGATCTGCTGGTCATTGACCGGGGCACGGAACTGGATCTCCTGGCTCTGCCCGAAGCCGGTCTTCACCACCTTCGCCCGCTTGACCGGGCTGAAGCCCTGCAACGGCCAGAACACGGTAATCCGGGTCTTGATGCCGACATTGCCGGTGTTGTGCGAAGTGACGCTGGCAGTGAGGTAGTTGCCCGAGCCGTTGAAGTTGCCCGACAGCGAGACATCGCAGTTGCCCGTGATGTAGCCCTTCGGGCTGGGCACCGGAGCAGGCGCGGGCGGCGTGCTGCCCGTGGCCGCAGCATGCGGTGTGCTGCCCGGAACATCGTGGGTGCTTGCCGTGGCCGCGCAGCCTGTTGCGAGAATCGCAGAGGCCGCTACCGGCACAAGCAGGTTCTTTATCATGGTCTTTTCCCCTTACCGGTATCTCAATGCCAGTGATACGGCTCAGGGGCAATCGCTAGGCGCAGCCGTCGCCCGCCCACGGGGCAGTTCCCGCCTCGGCGTAGAGCTTGTCAAAGGCGGCGTACTGGACGCCGGGCGGTGCCGTCTGCGCCCCTCCGGGGTATCCCATGCCGAGCCCGGCCCAGGTGCTGGGCAGGAACTGGAACAGGCCGCCAGCTCCGCTGGACGGGTTGACTGCCGCAGGGTTCCCCCCGGATTCTGCCCGGATCACGCAGGCCTCGAAGCTCCCTGGTGGCCCTGAGAAGCCCTGTGCGGGCTGCTGCGGGGCCGGGGCGGCCGGAGCCTGGGCCTGGGCAGCGGCAGCCGCAGCAGCGGCCTGCTGGGCATCTGCAGCGGCTTCGCGCCTGGCGCGCTGGCGGGCATCAGCAGCGGCCTCGGCACGGGCGGCTGCTTCCCGGTGCGCGGCGCGGATGAGCACGCGCTGCCTCAGGTGCGCCTCCTGGGACTGAAGGGCCGGGGCGGAGGTGGCTGCTTCCCGGTGCCCGGAGGGAACCGGGGCGAAGTCGGCTGCGGCTGCCCGCTGGCTCTTGTCGCCGGAGGCGAGGAAGGCGAGGAACAGGATCGCGGCGGCTCCCAGGACC